AGACCAGAACCATCGCCAGCAGAATTGATCATTTCATTTAGATTAGGTTCAGTTCTTTCAGACATTCCTCGTCAACATCCTCGTTAAGTTTAGGTGGTAATCTATTTAGAAACAACATAAACGCCTTTATTTGACGCCAATGTGTTGCCTCTGTTTTATAAAATAGCAACGGAGTTGCTGCTTCATCAAAAACATTATACAACACAATCACATGATTTAAAATGAGATGTGTTTTTAGTTCACCCGTCGTCTCATATCTCTTTAACAGTCTTTTGATATACTTAAATCTCTTTAAGTCTTCTTCAAAGTCTGAATAAGTAACGGACGACGGGTTGTTATAGTTTTGAATAGCGAAGAAGAGCCAGTTGTCTGGCGTCAATTCATTAATGTTCATTCAAATTATGAACCAAAGGTTAGTGTTGCAGCACCATCAGAGATGACTTCTTCAGTACCACCAGCGGAGGTAATCTTAACGCGGAACTTAGTTCCGTCAAGAGTAGCGCCAGCGAGAGCACTGTAAGCAAGGGTTGCTGTAGTGAAGTCAGCGTAGGTGATACCTGTGTCAAGAGAAGCAGTGATGTTAGTCCAACGCTTACCAGTTGCAGTTTGACGCTGCCACTGATATGCAAGTGCTCCAGGTGTTCCTGTTGTTGTAGTGGTAAGAGTGTAAGTACCAGCACCAGAGGAAGATGTGGAGTTAGCAGGTTGAACCGTAATGGTTACTGCGGATGCTACATCTGCTGCGATGGTGTCATCACTCTGTGTCTCGTTAGAGTTGAGATCAGGGTTCTGGATGTTGACTAGTTGCTCTGCCTTATGGCGAGTGTTACCATCAGCATCAGTGTATGTGAAATACGACCACCAACCAGGACCAGTGATACCACGGGATCTGGTTTCGTTTAGTTGTGCCTCAGTCTTATCGACAAAGACAACAGTTTTTGTTTGCGACGACGCAGCAATGCCCACACCAGCTTTGGTTTTGTTTGCATTGCTGTCAGTTCTTCCGTAAAGGGACATTGACGTGTGCTCCGATATTACTATTATCTAAGATTTATTTATATCTCAGGCTTCTTCGCGCTTCTGGATTGCTTGCTCAACAACCGCTAGAAGTTTGTCATCCATATCGGTCTTAGTCAGAGCAACTGCCTTCTTAAGAATGACAATACAGATTTTGATTAGTTGTTCGCCAAGTTCCTCGTTCTCAGGAATTTTAGCAACGGCATCGGAAATAATCTTCGATGCAAGTGGGAGTAGAAATCCTAACATGATCTTACAGCATAGTGCAAGAACTATTTATTTCTCCCACTCATCCAAAATATCAGTTAGTTTTGCAACGAACTGTTTAAAAGTTAGCAAGGTGCCAGAACGATAGTCACGGCGTGCCTTTTGAACACCACCTTCAAATGATTCTTTTTTAACTTTCTTTTCTGGTAATCCCTTATGCTTAGTCGATGCAAACTTTTTTACATCGCCCTTCTTCATGCTGGAAGCAACTTTGGCAACCTCAGGCGACGACGCTCCCTCACCCTTCTGAGCAGCTCGGACCATACCCATGAATTTCTGTTGCTTTTTTGAGACTGCTTTCTCTGCAAGGACGAGATCAGGATGTCTAGCATAAAGGGGACCTTGATAATTACCAGCGAATACACTTTCGTTTGTTGGTTTGGTGGTCATACCCTTCTGTCCATCAGGGATAGAGGGCATGACTTCTACGTTACCCTTTTTCTTTGACTTGGGTTTTTTCTCCTTATCCTTGCAACCACACTCTTCGCGGAATTGCTTGAACGATTTCATTTCTTTTTCTTCATTGCAAGAATTTTACCGACTTTCTTGCGACGTGCAAGTAAATACTTGTCGGATTTGTCGTGGTCACCGTCGTTATCGATGTCCTTATCTTCCTTGCCAACTGGATCTAGTTTCTTTTCTGCAAGTGCTTCACCCTCATGGGTTACTTCATCACCTGCTTTGACACAGTTGTCAACTGTCTTACCACCCTTCTTCTTAGTACCAGCAAGTTTGTATCCTTTCCAACATGCCTTACCGTCTAGACCTTTCTTCTTCTCTAGGATGTATGTCTCGCCATCAACTTCAAACTCTTCACGCTCTAGAACTTCTTCATTAGCAGCGAGTTGTGCTTTAGCAGATGGTTTCTTTGCTTCCTTCTTTTTGATAGAAGTCTGCTCAATTTCAGCACCGTTAGACTGTGGATCCATTCCATCGAATGGTGCTTCCGATAGTTCCAGTTCGTAGGAAGTGTTCTGGAAGCAATCGCCACCCATCCACTTACCGTACTGCTCCATCAAACCAGACGAAAACTCATCCTGGTGCTTTACTTTATTAATTGGATCTGGTTTCTTCATCGTTCAAAAGGGAAGTTCTTCTCGTATTATTTATAGATCTAATGTTCTTTATCCACTCGCGCAACATATTTCCATCATCAGTAATCATGATAACGTAGTTAACACCTGCTCTGTGGATGTATCCTTTATCTCCAGTACGAGCAGACATGACAGCATCACCTTCTTTAAAGATTTCATCGTAACGTTGCTGTTGACGCAGTGCTTCTTCTCGTAATTTTTTAAAATTCTTCATTTATAATTATCTGGTAGTGCCGCTTTAATCTCATTCATTAGAGCACGACAATCACGGTCATTCAATGTTCTAGGAATACCTTTCCTGAAAGCTTCAAAGTTGCTAGCAAATGCTGCACGTCTCATCTTCGTTCCAGAAATGGCAAAGGTATCACCATCAGCGTCTCTACTTCCAGAGGATTGAATATCAATCTTTCTGAATGAAAACTCAGTTCCGTTGTATTTATGGAGGAACTGCATGGCAGCAACCCTGTCAGAACCTACAAGAAATACCACTTCATTATAACCTGCCATCATTAAATCTTGCAAGATTGCTACAGGTTGTTTAGGACCAGAAAAGATTTTACCTTTATGTTCTGGAAACATCTTTTCCATATAAAATTTCTTACGATCAGGTGGCAATGGATTACTACCTTTCTTGTCTACAGTCTGTGAGATGTAGATGCGATAGTCATGCTGACCAGCAGCACGTTTTACACCAGCAAAGTTATCTTTGTGTCCTGTAGTTGGTGGTTGAAACCTACCAAAAGTAAAGTAGCAAGTATTACAATCTAACGCCATTGCTTCTGAAGAGTGAAGTTATTGTATGCAAACTCAAGACGGTTAACAAACTTGATCATGCTTCCATCTTTATGCAGAACATATCCTTCAGGAGTTGTGATCTTATATCCTTTGTCTGTCTGGACAAATGTCCTGAATTCTTCTAGATGATCTAGTTTATCTATAACCATTTGCTTCACTGCTTGTAGTTCTTTGTACAGTGCAAGCATTGCTTTGAACTTATAGACATTATCTACAACATAGTTTTGACTTCCATAAACTAAATTGCACTTCTTTGTTCTATTAGCAACTGTCTTGATCTTTGCAAGTTCTTTATCCATCTTCGCACCATAGAAGTTGAGCATGTCATACATTGCTTCATCTATGTTTCCAATATTACGAGCGTTCTTAATCTCATTGTTAAAGAACTGCTTTAGATATGATGCAATATGAAACTTAGCATCACCAGTAGTTCCTGTTTTAGTAACCAACTCATCCAGGAAATCACCACAGATCTGACACATACGTTCTATCTTAGAGATGTGCCTATCAAATGCACTCATCTCTGCGCGAGAGAAACCAACACGGTGCATTGGTGTATCATTTTCAACTACAAGAGCTTCATCAGATCCTTTTACCTTGGCACCTGCTCTTGCTTGCATCTCAGCAATTACATCACCAGTGTAATGTGTATGAAATACCACACCAATCTTCGCTTTACCTGCTTTCTTTCCGATTGGATGGTCAACGGGTATACCGTAAGTAATCGTATTTGGTCTGAAGGTATACAGTTGTTCTCCATTAATAGTCTCTCTTCTAATGTCAGATGTAAACAAAAGGTCTCCCTGAACTACACCTTCTATACCAAGTTGCGAAAAATATCTTAGAGAGAACTTGAGTTTTTCTGCTAGGTCTCCTTCATACCACCCATTAATCTGTTCTTCACTATAACAAAGTTTAGGATCAGTCTTATTAAAGACAGATTTAGTGCCAACAAAAAACATCCCTGTCTGAGGATCTGTGCCGCAAATAACTGACGGAGCACCATCCCATTTTGTTTGCATGAAACCAGCACTCTCCTGATGTCCAAGCATCTTACGAAGTTCTTTCAAGAACGACACTGCTGCCATACACCCATCGACGCCATAGTTCAGCATCTCATCTTCCAGGTGTTCTAAGTGCTTGAGTTGTTTAATGTTTGCCATTACTTCTTGTAGTAATCTCCATTGGTGTGGGTAGGATAGACACCACCCTGCTTGTTCCTGATGTTGAACTTAAACTCGTACAACTCAGTTTCAAAAAGCATGTCAATACGCTTGCCTTTACCGCCAGCACCACCGTAGTTGATCTCTACAGAATTTCCGACCAGTCTAGCAGCTTTGTTCATGTAGTCTTGATCAATTTCATAAAACTTCAAATTGGTTCCAGTGTAATGGCACATCCAATACCCATACCCAACACCACTCTTGATCAGATTTTGCAACGCTTGTTTACCAGATGCAGATAGAGTTCTATTTTCAATATGTGTTTCTACTGTAGGACCACTAGTAGTACCATAGTTAGCGAATACATCTAGAAACTTCTGACTATCTATACCAAACATATCTAGATATTTCTGACCGTCGTCAGGGATCTCACCGTTCTTTAGTTTCCCTTCTGGGAACAATGCTAACTTATCTTTACCACTACTACGAACACCACAGTTAAAGAAGGATAGAGTGCTGCCAAATTTGACTGACAAGTATACTGGTTTTCCACCAATCTTCAATGTAATATCTGTAAGAGTTGAACCAATATTATTTGTGGTTGCACCACCTGCAGAGATAATAATATTATTTGCTTTCTTTACTAGAGGACGTTTTTGATTTTTACCACCCTCACCAATTGCTTCAGTTGGTGCTTCACCATATGCTTTAGTAAGTTCACCAACAATTTGTTCTACATGTGCTTGATACTTTTTAACTGGTTGACCAGCACAGTAATCGATTAGCGCCTGGGTAAGATCATCCTCATACTGATTACCCATGTTGACTTTCTTGCCACCCTTCTGTTGACCACCAAACTCATGTGTCTTCGTGAAGTCATTAAGATCTAGGTATATGTCTGTACTTGATATTCTTCTTGGTACATTTTTACCAGCAGGGAAGTTACAAGTAAATTCAATATTGTTTTGTCCACGAAGACCTTGCCTGCACACCATGTCAAATAACATCTTCGCAGAATTTTCTTTACTAGCATTCCCTTTGATGGAAGCAAAGTCCTGAAATTTTGATGTTACATATTTCTTGGTAGCAATATTTTTTGTGGTAGTAGTAAAACCTGCTACTTCTACAATACCAATGTCTGTTGCAAAACGGTTCTCCTTTCCATTACGACCCATTGCTTTATCAAAGAAGGTATCCATACGATCAAGATACCTTGCATTGTTCCTGAAAAAGTCTCCTGCTTTCATATGAAAAAACCTCCCGTCTAAGTATTTAGAGGGAGGTTGTATTTATACTTCGTATTTTGCCCAGAGTTTGCGAATGTTCTGAGTGATTGGCATACCGCTTGAGTAAGTTTCAAGTAGTTCTCCTTCTTCGTCAACAATAATCAGGACAGGTGTAGCAGTGATGCCATACTTTTTAGCGATAGCAAGGTTCTCTTCTGGGATTGGTTCATCACTGAAATCTTCAAGTTGAACTTCTTCGATGAGTTTTGTTCGCTCATCTTTTAGTGCTCTAAAATATCGCTTAACCAAACCACAAGGACCACAACTATCCTTAGTGAATAAGATAAATCTAGTCTTCATTTTTAGGTGCTTGTGAAGGGATAACAGGATCGCGTGATCTGTTTTTGATTACAATAAATGCATCTTTATTATACTTGCGGGTGCCTTTAACTGGTGCCCACTTTGTACCATCTCCATCAATCATATAGACAGAGGTGCCACCAATCTCAATGTGAATATCATCGTTTGGTTGCCATCCAAGCACCTCAATAGTTTCCCAAAGATCCTCTTGAGTAAACTTCATCGGTCACCTGCCTTACGATTTTCAGACATATAAACATCAAAGGTTCCATCAGGATAACGCTTAGACAACTTACGGATATTTGTATCTAGCACTTCTTCCATACTGATACCAAGTGCTTGTGTTGCTTGAGCAACATACCACATGAGATCACCAAGTTCAATAATCAGGTGCTCCCTGTTGTCTTCGTTCCAAGGTTTTCCCTGGAAAACCATCTTCTTAATAATCTCAAGGAATTCACCACCTTCAGCATTAATCCCAACACCACTAGTAAGAAGACGCTCAATGTTGGCACCCTCACGATCCAACTCGCCAATACGATCAGCGAAATCAACAAAGTTTGTTGAAGGTTGTGAAGTAACCTCAGAAACAAACTCTTCATACTTACTAAAATCAATCATACATTCCACTCAGCAAATTTAGATAAACGGGTTTGTGTTTCAGAGAACTGTGCAAGTTGTTCACCTGTGTCCTCTGCGTCGATGCTAATAGCGGATGCATCGTCCGCAACATCATACAGCTTCATTTTGGATCTGTCAATTCCCACCATGAATTTTCGTGAGGTAACGAGGTCTGAGTATCGGTTCTTAAGTTGTTTGACCATGATGCGACCCTGTTGCTCAAGCTCCTCAGTAGAGATAAGGGCAAACATAAAATCAGCAGTGGCAGGTAAACCAAAAGACTCAGAAGTATCGGTAAGGTCTGGATCACTATTGCCAAAACCACTACGAGTAGTCTGAGTAGCACTGACAATAGGTACATTGCATTCCACAGCAAGACCCCTAAGCTCCTCAGCAATCGCTTTGACATACGTGTAACTGTTGACAATCGCACCTTTGTACCTCACTGATGCACAGATATTAAGATAGTCCACGAAGATAAGATCAGGTTTGAAATCTTTCTTCAACTTGAGATCGCTTAACAATGCTTTGAAATGTCCTGCATGTGCAGACGCTGTAGGATATTCTTTAATAATAAGTTTGCCTTGAGTTTTTCTAGCGATCTCATTGACCTTACTTGTGAAGATCATCTCAGGCAAATCTACAATATCTTTGACACTTACATTGAGGAGGTTTGCGTCAATTCGTTCAGCAATTTTTTCCTCTGCCATTTCACATGTAATATAGAGTACGTTGTACCCCTGTGTGAGCGCGGCACCAGCGCAATGGCACATGAATAGAGACTTCCCGACGCCCGTTCCAG